TGAGCTTGTCTGGTTGTGTTGTCTGCACCTTTGATGAATCTCCAAAGTTTCTTTGACTCTTGTATTAATAGAGTATGGTCAGTACCAGCAGGCGAATCATTTGGTGTATAAGGAACTTCACCCTCTGGAAAAACCCATTCAATTTTTGGGTCAAATGCAGCTTTCAAAAACATCTTTAGTGCATCTGATTTGTACTTTTGAAGTATCTCAACTTTTTTATCTTTAGTTTTTGCTTTGTGTACTCTATCTAATATTTCAGAAAAGAGTGGGTAGTATGTTTCTTCCATTTAAAATTCTCCAATTTCATTAGTAAGATTTTTCAATCTTGATTGTATAAAATAATTTAGTAATTTACTTCTATCACCACAAGGCGCTTCACAAAAATCAACCATTATTTCTTTTTCAAGTTCCTCTGGAACATTGTCCAAGTTGATAAGTTTATCGTTTCTTTGGTAATTTCTTTTGACTTCTTCTTGCAAATCATCTATATCAATATCCAACCAATTTTCAATCTTTTTTCTTCCTAAAGGTCTTTGTCTTATACCATCTACGAAAGTATTATCTGGCGATAGAACATTAGGTACTCCATCACTAGTGTCGCCTTTAAGTATGTGTTCCTTTATATAGGTGTTTGGATCATGTCCATTTACATACTTTTTGAGTATTGGTGAATACTGTTTTACATTGGGATATTTTTGTAACTGAATAAAATCTTTATCTCCAGACACAATCATAATCTTTTCATCTTGAAAGTTTTTACATAAAGTTGCAATAATATCGTCAGCCTCTGCACCATATACTTCCAAGTATTTGTAAGGTAGATTATCTTTGAACTCTGCTTTAATTTTATTTAAAACACCAAAGATAGCATCCCAATCTTTACTATCTTTTTCTCTACCTTTTCTACGACTTGCTTTATAGTTAGGAAAATATTCTCGTCTCCAATAATGTTTAGAGTCATAAGTAAGGACAACTTCTCCATATTCCTTAGTAAACTGTTGTCTATACAAACGAATAGAGTTAAGTATCATATGTCTTACCATACCCTCATCTACTTCGTTACTTTTTCTCATATTCAAATCCATCATTAAACTTGCTAATGATATTTGGTTCATGTCAATAATAATCATTTCAATATATGATAAGCGTTAAAGCTCATACTCCTTCTTTCTCCGTTAACATAGAATGGATATACACTATGTTTTAACCATGATGGGAATACTAACATAGTACCAACTTCAGGCTTGAACTTTAGATTATCACTTCTAAAGTCTGCCTTTTCCCCATACATAAATTCAATTAAACCACTCGCTGGATAATGGTCTTTAAATTCTTTATCATATTCTTTGTTCATATCATCTGGAATCTTTAGATAGATAACTCCACTAAAATGTCCACTATGAGTATGCCATGGATTATATTCATGTTTATATTGACTTACAATCCAAGATTGAGATAGGTTTATATTATCAGTAGTTGGTTTACCACCACCCATTTTATTCCACTCATATGCTCTATTCTTTTCTATCATAATATTTAAATATTCTACACAAGCAGTCTTGAGTGTGTTTCTGTAATATTCTCTATCATCTTCATCAAAAATAGGTACTTTAACTTCTTTTGAAACTTTACCAACAAGACTATTTGAAAAATCAAACTTCTTTGATAATCCATCATCAGGCAATACAGCATCACCACTAGTATTAACAATGTCTATAAATCTCTTTGAAACTTTACTTTCCATAATTGTAGGACTAAATCTTTCATAGATTTTTATATCACTTATCATCTTTAGGCTCCTTGTTGATATCTTCCATTTTCTTGGTCATCTTTTTTAATAATTCATGGTCAAATGTTGCATAGATATCCTCTACAGATTCAACTTTTGTAGACATCATATTTTGTATAAGAGTTTGCATTGGATGTGGATAACCTAAGTGTCTATACATCATTGACTTTATAACTTCGTTCATAAATCCAATCTCTTGAACAAACATATCAGTTTTAATATCAACACCATTTTCTGCAAGATTGTGAATCATAGGAATCATTACAGACTCAGCAACATCATCACAAAACATCATATCTTCAGACAACTTTTGTGTCTGTGCCATACTTACAGTTTTGACTCTTTTCCAAGGCCCTTTGATAATATTATCTTTTAACCCTTTGGAACTATCGTCTGCCATTTGATCCTCTTTTCTTGAAATGCACCATACCTATCATCACAGTAATCACCATGTCTTAGATAATATTGTAAATTACGAATATAACCTTCACAACTAGAAACTTTTGCAGCTGCACCTTTAATATCCCTACGAACAGAATGTCTATATTCTGTGAGTTGTTCCTTTTGGTTTTTAATCCAACTCTGAACATTTTTTGCAGATAAGAAATGTTCATCTCCTTTTGCAAGAACAGTTGGATGGATAGAACTGTTTTTTGCTGGTGGTTTTGCAGCCCTCGCCTTTGCAAGTCTTTCTGCAGCTGCAACCTTTTGTTCTGGTGTCATTGGTTTACGTTTCTTTGGTTGTTTCCACCCATCATTGACAACAGTTTTTGCACGAACTTTACTCATTCCATAATCCTTGTTCTTTAAGTTTATCTACTTTCTTTAACCATCTTTTACGACCAGCAGCTCTTTGAAGTCTTTTCTTTTCACCCCTAGTCTTATGACCTTTCCTATCACGAAGTTCGTTGAAGATGCCCTCATCTTGCATACGTTTCTTTAGAACTCGTATTGCACCATTGATGTCATCTCCACGAACCATGACAGTCAGACCTTGTTTTGGTCTATCTTTTCTCACATCATATCCTTTGTGATTTTCTTAACAGTTACATTAGAAACCTTATCGATTTCTTTTACAATGTTACTTATAGAAGATGCCTCATCTTCTTTCTTAGATTTATTTACTTCGTTCTTCAATTCCTTGAAGGCATTAGTAGATTTAATCTTAGAATATACAAGTTTATCTTTCATCATACGATTCATGATAATCTTACGAGCTTCTGTATCAGAATATTCTAATAGAACAAATGCACGAAACTGTGTTCCATTAGGATATACTTCTACTTCTTTAGGACTATAACCAGCAACATCAACAGATGCGATTACATTCTTAGTAACCTTTTCTACCTCTGACATTGTAGTTGCAGATATATCTTCATCTGTTCCTAACCTAGTTATGAAAGTTTTCATCATACCATCTAGTTTACCATTAATTCTATCTGCAAGTGTATACTTTGCATTTAGTGTTGCCATGTCAATAGACAGTTGCAAGTCTGGTGAACTTGATGCACCAACAGAATAAATCTTGTTTGCTTCTGTCGGTAGTTTAGTAAACCACTTTGGCATCTGTTTGACTGCAGCTTCTACCTTTTCAGTTTTATATTTAATCATAGGTGTATCTATGACTGCTAGAGGATTTGGGTTCTTTGCACAAGCACCTAAACCAACCATTAGTGCGATTGCACTTACTCCGTAGTATTTCATTACTTTACCTCTTTCAATGATTTTACGATTTCGTCACGAGCACCACTTTCTAGAAAGACCTCTTTCGTAGTGGTTGCGATTTGAGGATAGTATGTGACTAAGACTACACCCAATACAATTCCGATTAGTATTTTAAACAATTATATCTCCATTAATTACTTTTATTATAGAACAATTTTGTCAATAAGTCAAGACCAAAATTAGAATTATTTCCATACACCATATTCATATATTCAGTATGACTAACAGCTCTAGGAACTACTTGTTTAACTTCATCATATGTTTTTGGTGGAAGAACAATAATTGGTTTTGATTCTTTGCAGACATATTCTGTCTTTGCACTAAGGATAACATTGTTATCATCTAGGATTATTTTTTGTACATACTTACAATCTTTTGCAAATGCAGTTGTACTCATTAGTAATGCAACCGAAGTTGCAATTATTTTAGTTTTCATTATCCCCTCTATGCTAATTCATTAGCAGTATAGTGTTGTGGAACTTGATATGTTTCTATCTTTGATATAGTAGAAGCATCAAAACCCATTGCATTGAAACTTGCAATTGCAGTATCTACTGAAGCCTTTTCTGTAAATGCAAACTCTGCTACCATAGCATCATTATCATTATCTACATATATTTCAGTAACAAATTCTATTTTATCTATCATTATTTAACGCCTCCGATTGGACTTACCCATTTGATTGGTGTAAATGGGTCTGTCGATTTAAAAATACTACACTCAAAACCAGTCTTCTTGGCCATCTTGATTGCATCTTTCAAAGTTTTGTATGCACCACATACATAACCATGATTTACTAAAAATACTTCATACAAAGTAACACTTGAATATTTCATACTCTCTCCTATTAACTAAAGTGGTCGCCAGTTTCAATTGCAAAGATTTCTTCTTTTGCAACTTCGGCACCCATTGAACCATAATTGTTCTCAACTACTGAAATCAAATCGTCTTTGTCTTTGATTGTTTCGTCAGCAACAAAATTACCATCTTGGTCAAAGAAATCCCAGACAAACTCTTGAACTTCCATCATAAAATTTTTCATATAACTCATAATTTTTCCTACTCTATAAATTCAATTTCCATTTTATTATCGTGAATTTTTTGCAACCTACTCACTTCAGCAATAGTTTGACTTACTGTGTTATACCAGAACTCAACACTTCCATCTGGATAACTAACTTTAAATGTAAATTTATCTTTCATTTTTTTCTCTCTCTGATTAACTATACTTATAATATATCAAAAGAAAATAGGTTTGTCAACCCCTTTTATAAGTCATTGTTTTTATTGACTTTTTTTAACTCTAAATTTTCCAAAAACCAGTCCATGTAAAGTGATTCGCTAAGTATCTCATAACCACTACTATCTCCATAAGTTTTGATGTGTGTGTATACTTGTTTATAAGAGTGTTTAATAAACATCTCTTTCCACCACTCTACGGGCTTACAAGTACAATGTGCATTATCTCCATTAGGTAATACTGCAATTGCTGGTGCATTACATATCGCTACAAATACAAATCTTTCTGCACGGCGAGTTATCTCATTAATAGTTTCTGGAATTTGGTGTTCTGGTATGTGTTCTAGTACATCAGTAGAAAACACTCCATGAAAAGGGCCATCTGGTAATTTTTCATACTCTGGTACTGCTGGGTCATAAAGTGCAGGCATGATACCTAAGTCTTCATGGTGTTTCCATTGAGTGTATTGTAGTCCTTTACCACAACCATAGTCTAGTAAAGTTTCTGCTTTAGTATCAATAACTAAATCTTTTATATGGTGCAACTGTGGTTTTAGATTGTTGCCTGGATAGTTAGTATTCTCGTTTGCATGATATTGTTTATATTGTTCAATCCACTCGTTCATTATGTAACCTCACAAAGTATTCTGCATCAACAACCACTAAAGGTTTTTGATTGTTTCGTTTAATAAAAACCACAGGCTCATAATCACCAGAGTTTGACTCTGCTTGTTCATATGATTTCCATACGTTTAATGTTTCTTGGTTTTTACACTCGATTGAATACGGAAACTTTTCTCTTGCAGCTCTTGCCATAATCAAATCTTCACCACCAGCACCCATAGACCTAGATTCTACATCTTCTGGATGTACATTTAACTTTTCTATTAGTTGGTCACGAACCCATTGTTGGAATCGTCTACCTTTAGCTTTCGCTGATTGGGTTTTCATTTTCACATCTTTCACATCTACAATTGGTACATACTTGTATTGCTTCGCCTTCACCTTGTAAATCTTTTTTTAGTATACAACCACAATGAGAACCATGTCCACAATTTTTACAACTAGTCATAGTCTTCCTCAAAATCTTCTAATTCATCTTCGTTTTCTTCTTTGAGTTCATCACCACAAAATGGACAATGAACTATATTATATAGTCGATTGTCCAAATCATGTTTTATAGAAAACTCTGCATCACAAGATTCGCAAAAGATTAGTTTTACTCTACTCATTGAATTTCACAGGCTCCAGCAACACAGGCAAGTTCTTGTGAACCAACAGTCATATCAGACATTTCATATTCTGAAAGTTTAGACCAATCTACTTTCTTAGGCATTTGTTTTAATAGAAACTCATAACCCTCTTTGTCAGTATCTTGGTAAGGTGCTTGTTGATATGTATGTTCACTAAATGGTAAGAATGATACACCAGACATCCAATCAAAATGTTTGTAAACCCATGCACCAACTTCCATCCATTCTTCTTCTTTTACAGAAATAGTAACAGATGGTTTATGTTCACACCAATGTTTCTGATATGTTAACCATAACTCTAACTGTTCAATCGCAGTCATGTCTGTTCTAAATACTGCACTTGAACCTACTTTCATAGGAAAAGAGAACACAGCAGTATTTGTTGGATTCATAACATCATCTTCGACTGGAAATCCTACGTCTGTCATCATCTTTGTCAATGGGTCTTTCTTATCTCCACGAACAGTACGAATATAAAAAGGATTGTGTCTTGCATGAATACCAGAAGCTGCATCAACTAATTGTGATACTGTACCAGATGGTTTTACACAAGTGATTGCAACAGATTGTGGAATACCCATCTTCTCTGCAAACTCTTTGTTTACTGCAACTGCTTCTGCTTTCAATGACTCTAGTAGATGGTCTAGATTTCTTTCTTTACCATTTGTCAAACGACTATCCATAATTCCAGTAAGTGAAACACCTAGTAATCTTTCTTCTGAACAGTTCTTTTTCCATGCAGCTGATACATACTTGAAGTTTGTAAGAGTTGATTGAAAAGTTCCAAGTATAGTTGCAAGTCTTACTTTATGTAGTAAAGACTCTTTAGTATCACTTGACCTCACTACTACCTCTGAAAGATTACAAAATTCTCTATCTCTTAGAATAATCTCTGAACAAGGATTTGTTCCAAACTCATACCCTTCAATAGTTCTACGACCATTCTTTTCTGCCATCTTGTTTGCAGATGCACGATTAAAGATACCTCTTTCACCAGACTTTGAATTGTAAAGTGCAGTCCACTCATCCATGAAAATACCCATATCTGGTTTTTCTGTATAACAGGCAGAATTATTTGCAAGTGCTCGTTGACTATTCTGTTCCCACCATTGACCAGACTTAGCGTGTCTCATTCTATCATCAGAGAGGTTAGAAAGACTTATGAGCGCACTTCGTCTTACACCCCCTACTACAACTACCTCTGCAATCTTGCAAACAATATCGTGACATTCCAAAGATGAAAGTCTACGACCTTTTGAACCTCTCATTACATTTACAGTAAAATTAAATAAATTTTCTAATGGTGCAGGCCCAGATGCACGACCACCAAAAGTTTTCAATGGAGCACCTGCTGGTCTTATCTTAGATAAATCCCACTTTGGTATTTGTCCAATATAAAGTAATCCTACAAGTTCTTTATATGCTTTTGCCCAACCTAGTTTACTATCTGCAACTACAATCACAGTATCAGTTTCGTGAAACTCCTCTGCAACTAATGGTAGTTCAGATACAAATTGTCTTTCAACAGAAAATCCAACTCCAGTACCATTCATCAGAATATACAGAATCTCATCAAATGCTTGTATTCTATTAACTGCAACATAACTACAATTGTACCCAGCGATATTTTCCCTCTTGAGTGCCTCCCCAGCAGTCATTAAACATCTCATTGAAGGCATAACTCTTTGTTCTAGAACTGCAATCTCCAAATCGTTTCTTAAATCTTTATCAATCTTATA